CATCATAACGTGATTTTACTTTTTTGTAGCAAGCATCTTTTTTACCACTACCTTTTCCAGGTTTGTCTTTTACTTCCTGTAATTCCATTCCTTCAGTTCTTACGTTAGTTGGTTTTGCTCCACCAGTTTTTTCTGGTTGATTTGGATCTAATCTATTTTTTCTACGTCTTGCCCTTTCTTCTTCAGAATCTGATAAATTTGAAGACATTTTAGAACTTCCACATTTTGGTGTAGAAGTTTGACCTGGTTGACGGGCACAAGGTTTTCCTGCCCATTTACCACCTAATTGAACCCACCCTTTTTTGCCATTAGAAGACTTTGATTTATTAAACCAATCATGAAGACCTTCATCTCCTGATTTGGTCTCTTCCTTTAGTTTTGCAGGTAAAGAAAATAAATCCCAATATTTTGGACCATATTTACATTCACTTCTTAACTCAAGTTTTTTGCATTTTTTACAATATCTTTTTTCATAATCAACATGAACTCCGTGAATTGGGGGCATGTGAATGGGACCATCAGTATCACCTAATGCACCATCACTCTCTTCTTTTACATCTTTAAATTTTTTATGATGCTTTTTAGCATCTGCTTCCATTTTCTTCAAACGAGTGTAATAATCTGGAATTTCATCTAAATGCTGAAGAGCAATATCCATTGCTAATGTGTGATCTTTGGTATGCTCATGTTCAATAGGCTCTCCCATATCAAGTTGCTTCTGTATGAAAGAAACATCAAGACGATGCTTCTTTGCAATTTGCTCAACAGTTTTATGAGGCTTGATTTTTGCCATTAATATAAAAAGAACCTTTATTTATTTATTGTTCTTGCGTTTGCTGTTTAAGTAATTTTGCTAATTCTGCGGTAGAACCAACAAAAAGAGCATTATTAACTGTAGTTGGTCCTTTTTGTTTTTCTTCTTCAACGTCCTTTTTAATCTTATGAAGTGCCATCAACTTTTCTGCTATTTCACTGGTATTTTTTATTAATTGTCCTGCAACTTCATATGCTCGGGGCATTTCACTTTCTTGAGCTAATTCAAGAATACCATTAATTGCCTCTTGGCCTTTTTCTACTAGAGAATATAAGTTTCCTCTGGCATATTCGTAGTCTTTTTTAATGTCATCTGCAGTTGCAGAATATTTTTCTATTTCTTCAGAAACTTTTTCTGGTTTAACAGGGACTATCTCACTTTCTACATTAAAAGTGTCATTAAGTTTATCAAATTTTTTTGTCATTTTCATAACTTATCAGAGAAACTCTCCACTAAATCCGAAATCATCACCAACTTCTATTAAATCATTATCTGCAGAAGTAATAGATTTAATTGGTGCTCCTGCCAAGTGAGAAGTTATTGTGGTTCCATCTTTACCTCTTTCTACAGTTAATGTATTTCCGGATTTAGATACCACAAGTAACTCTTCTCCATCCAGATCAACATAAGTATTGACGGAAATAGAACTGGCATCATTTACCGTAATAAGTTGATCTGATGTTGTTATGTCATTTGATATATTGGTAAGTATAATTCCAGTATAATTTTGAATAGCTCTTGGTTCTGCAGAATAAACAACCTCTCGTATGGGAGTTGTTGTAACATCTCCAGCAATAAATCCAATAGATGCCTTTTTGATAATATCCTTGGAAGCAGAAGCAATTGGTCCAAACAGATAAGTTTTTGCTGTAAATCTTAAAGTGTATATTAAAACTCTCCTTGTAGTAAAATCTCCCTCATAGTCATCCTGCATCGTAATATTTTCAAGTATTACTGGTATATCTCTTTTTTCATTAATAGTATCAAGTAAATCAACCGTCATAGTATATGCTGGTTGGAAGTATGGCAAAATTTGCTCTACTATTTGCAATGCATCATCATTTAATTTTGACATTATACTTAATTCAAATTGCATATTATATGGAACTGGAAGATATACTTTTTTTACATCAGTTCCATCAACTTCAGATTTTACAGTAAATGACTGAGTTGTGGTTGCTTTTCTTGATGCATCATAAGTCAAACCAGTAAATTCAAATGACATTCTTGGTAATGTTATTTGAATTGGTTTACTTGGATTTGGTGACTGATTAACTCTTGCAAGAAATTTTTGAGTTGGACCATATGCAAGTGGAACTTTTATTACACTTACAGTTTGATCTGAGTTATTTGTATGTTTGATGGATACATTATTAAATAAAGATCCAAATGATATTAAAGTTTTTCTTAAAATTTCGTGATAAAAGTATTCAAACATACAATTAACTCATTTGCTTAATTAGTATTTATATATCTATGGCATTCCAAATGGATTAACTTCACTAAAATCTATTATCTGATCTGCTTCTTCTTCAATATTTTCATCATCATTAAAACCATCTCTTGCAGCATAAACATCTACAGAACGTAGGTAATGAGATGCACTAGATGCAGATCCAACTATATTTTCTCCTGGAATAAAACTACCATTGATTTGAGAAACTTGAAGAATATTTGTAGTAGAATTCCAAGATTTAACTCTTGCAGTTACTCCACTTTGAGAACCAGTTACTACTTCATTAAAAATAAAGTTTCCTGTAGAATTTAATGCTGGATTTGCTATGGTAATAGTAGGAGATTCACTATAACCAAGACCAGCGTTGGAAATGTAAATCGCACTAATAGACCCAGAAGCAGACACTACTGCTGTTGCTGCAGCAGAAACAGAAGAAATTCCAGTAAATGTAATTGTCGGTGGAGTAACATATCCAGATCCTGAATTTGTTACAGTTATAATGCCAACAATTCCATCACCAATTGTTGCAGTGGCTGTTGCACCACGCCCACCACCACCTACAAATCTTACTCCAGGTGTTACAGTATAACCATATCCAGCATTTATAAGTTGAACTCTTTGTACCGATTTTGCTTGTGGATTTACATTATCATTACATACAACAATGCCTCCGATCATTTCTGCAATTGCACTTGCAGTTTGTCCTCCAGAAGGAGCAGAAGATAGTCCTACTAAAGGAGTACTTGTGTAACCTCCTCCTCTGTTTGTAACAGTAATAAATCTTACTCCTCCATTTACAATTGAAGACACTGCAGATGCAGTAATCCCAACCCCAATCATAGTAAGATTGATGATATTACCTACAGGAACTTTTTCAGAATCAGTAGAATCATTTCCGGAAATAATACCATCAATTTCATCAATACTAGTATCAATCAATTCATCCTCATAACGGAATAATTCGCATCTTAATTCATAAGTATATAAACCTTGAAGTTGATAAAAAGGTTTTTCGTGTTCTACATACTTTATTTCAAACAATCTTTTTCCTAATGGAAAATAAATTAGATCACCTTCTTTTGGTCTTGACGATAATTTAATATTTGGTTGATTTTGAAGTAATGGGGAAATATAAGTTTTAAATCTTTCTCTAGATATCGTTAGTGTTATTTCATTAAGAGCCTGTATTCCAAATTTTGATAAAATAGTTGGATTATCCGAATAACCTTCATAAGTATTTACATATGCCTCTATTGGATATGCATTATTAAATTCGGATTCTATAACTTCTCTAATGACAGTTTTTTCTGTGATATATTGTCTAGGTAAATAATGAACTTCAACACCATACATCCTCAACTGTTCGTTGATAAGATCTTGTATTAAACCCTGCTCTGTTTTTGATCCTTGAAGAAAAAAAGGATTAAGCATATGATTATCCTATCATATCTAGAGGTGGAAGTTCGTAAGTGCTTGACATTTTCTCCATTAAAATGTCAATTTCTCTTTGAGCATCATCGTACATTTGTCTACCGTTTAGCTCAACTCCACCTGGAAGTTTTACTCCAGTAAATTTCATCATATTCTGACCCCATTGCTTCTTGATCAATGAAGTCAAGTATGGTTTTAGAAAGGAATCATTCCAAACTCTAGAATAATCATTTGGATCTAATGTTGAATAACAATCTATTACAAAATATTGATCTTTAGTTACAGATCCCCAGTCTATATCTAAATATAATCTATCTTGTCTTTTGTTAAATCGTATTTGTTTATGTGTATTTAAAAGGAAATCCAAATCTTCCAAATATGTTTTAACCATAGCATAACTTAGAAGTTCTGTAGTTCCCCAATAGTAAATATCATTCAAAAATAACTGATATTTAACACTAAACATATTATGGGTAATTGTATTTGCTCCGTCAAAGGTAAAAATTTTATTTACACCGATAATGTTAGGAGGCATCTGCAAATAATTACTATTTTCATAGTATGTAAATGTTGTAGCAGTTCCAACTATGTTTGATGTCACTGTTGTAGTTGAAATTCCGGCAGAAGTAGTTGAACTTCCACCATAACTTGCTCTACCCCTATCAATATCATTCTGGGTTACTTTGTATTTGTAAAAAGTTGGATATACCCCATCAAAATGTCTCTCTTGAAAGAACTGAACCGCATCATCTACCAGGTCTTCAATCTGTTCGTCTGCAACATTTATTTCTAAAACCGGAGCGCCTAATTTTCTCTTGCAGTAGTCAATTAATTCTTGTCGGGTAGATGGTTGTGCCATTAGATTCTAAGACTAGAAATTACTTCTTGTTGACTAAAGTATAATTTAATATATGACTTTGCAAGATCTCTCAAAGTTTCAATATCACTTATACTATCTATATCTCTAGATAGTTTTTCATATTCAAACATTTTTGTCATTGTTTCTAGAGAGATTTTATCAGGATCCATTTGCCAAATTCCTCAGTAAGTTTTTAATTTCACTCAAATCACTTTTAATTTCATTCACATTATTTTCGAGATCATTCAATCTTTGAGATTGATTATACAGTCTTTTGTAATTTTCTTTGTATTCGTTATAACCTTGTATATCAGTATTAATGATAGCATTTGAACTAGATTCTCTAGACAAATTATTTTTGCCTTTTACCTTTATGTATTCCATATTAATTAGATCCTTGGTAATGCTGTTGCAATAGCTCTCAATTGAGATAATAAAGGTGGAGAAGCTTGATTTGTTCCTGCCATTACAATTTTAATTCCAAATGCAATAAAATCTGGCAAACCATCGATAGTATAAGTATATTCTTTAAATTCTCCGTCATTTGTTTCATTGACGAAGAAATCAGAAGATCCATCACTCAATGACTTATCAATCACAGTATTTCCAATACCATTTAATTTGTAGTTTGAATAACCTGGGAATAATTCATAAGATTCTTGATCAAAAGTAGAATCTGGTCTATAAATTTTGTACAAAACTCTAATATCATTAGTATCATTTTTGTTTGCGGAAAGAATAACTTTTATAGAGTTAGCTGGTATTGCGAGATTAATTAATTTTGAAACGTAAATAGAAGAATGAGGATCATTATTAGAACTTCTTACACCTTCACTGTTAGCATATAGAGAGACATCATCTAATCCAATAGGACTATTTAATAGATTTGATGTCAATATTAATGCTGGTGGAGGAATAAGATCAATTACAGGTGATACTCTTTCATCTTCAGTTGCCATAGTTATATCCATACTAAATGATCTTCTTTGTGGAGATTCTGTAATAAATTTCTGCTCATTTATATCTGAACAAATAATTCTTGGTGTTTGGAAATAAAGTCTTGCATTCAATGGAAGATCTTGATATCCAGCATCAACAAAAGATTTTTCATTTCCACTAATACTTGTTCCGGTAAATGTTCTAATTCTAGAAGTCATCGTCGATCCTGAAGGAACAATATTATTGATCTTTGAGGATAGGACTTCATATTGAATATTATTTGATAAGATTGTTCCTGCTCTTCCCGATTGGATAGTCTTGTTGAAATACAAACTATTTGTTCTATTTGAACCTATACCGACACCATCAAAATCCGTATCGCTAGTATCAATTTTAATATAATAACTGTCAAGGTCTATTGGATGCTTATCCAAATCAACCTCCGCAAAATTATGAACTTTATTTATTCTTCTCAAAGAAATCCCATTGAATTCATATTTAAATACCGGAGAGTTTGTATTATAGGATTGTACCGGAGTTCCATCAATACCTCTTAAGACAGAAGATGAAACTAGTACATCTCCAGTAACAGAAGTATATCCAATAACTTCATTTCCAATAATGACATATCCGGGATTTGTTGCACTTACTGAAGATCCTTCGAAATAAGTAAACCCTATTCCAGATCCTGGTTGTAAAGTAATTGTAGTATCTTCAACTAAAAGTTCTGCACTTAAAGTGGAATTTATTTCTTCAGAAGTTGGTCTAAACTGTTCGATTTTTACATAGTTTTCTGAAGAATGCATTCCGTGGTTGTTGTGAATAACCTTCATATGAAGACCATCATTATATTGATCCTCAACTATGGAAGATATAGTAACTCCTAAACCAACACTTGTTATAGTACCAGATGAGTTGACATAATTAATGGTTGATATACCAACACTAAAAGATCCCTGAACTTCATCAATAATGAATGAGTTGCTGGATCCTATCGAAGTAATAGTTGCCTTTCCACCGTATCCCAAATTTCCAATTCTTGGAATTTTTACACTATCACCAACTTTATAACCAAAACCACCAGAAGTAATTGTAATAGTTGAAATTCCAACTGTAGTAACTCCAATAGTTGCTACCACTCCTCTACCATACCCCGTCTCAGTTTCAAGTAAAATATTAGAATAAGTGCCAATACTATATCCAACACCAACATTGGTTACTATTGCTTGAGACACACTTCCTGCAATAGCAACTAGTTTTCCTGTAGCAGAATTCTGAGATAAAGTAACTCCAGGAACTATATTTTCTGGATTATATCCAGTAGATCCTAAACCAACAATAATTGTTTTTGAAAGTGGAACAAAACTGTTTATTGAAGTTACTGTTGATTTTTCATTGGATACTGAAAGTTTCGGATTAAAGAATCTAACAATCCCCTCTGTTTCAAAAGAAGCACGATATAAATTATACTTAAGATCTTCTAACTGGAAGGGGTTCCAAGTAGATCCATTTTGAGATTTAAATAGACTTCCTAGTGTTGGTTGAGTAGATACTCGTGTTTGAGATGAAATATCTATATCACCAAGACGAGAAATAAATGCTTTGTAGTTTGTACTATAGGAAAGTAAAACAATAGCATATTCGGAAGATTGATCTTTCTCTGAATCACCTATTCTAACAACATCTTTTTGTGGTCCAGAAAGATAAACTGGGGATGGGAATGTAAATCTCGTAGGAACACTTCCATCAACGGATATGTTTACTGATGATGGATCTAGTGTAACTTCCGAGAAAGGAATGATTACATTGCTAGGAACACCAGCAATCATTGGGCGGAGTTGTAAAGTTACTGGAATAGCATCATCTTTAGTTTCGAAGAAAATATCAACAGAAGTTACAAATATTCCAGATTCATCATCAACGAAGAAAGATTGTGCTAAAGGATCTTTTTTACAAGAACTTGATGATTTTAATGCAGAAGATCCTTTTTCATTTATTGATAATCCCTGTTTTGCTGCTTCTGCTTTAATTTCGGCTTTACTATATCCTTTATTTAGAGCATCCTGAATAGCATACTGTCCTAATACTTGTGAATTTGTATTATTTGGACCTTGAGTAAAAAGACCTGCTCTAGAATCTCCACTATCACCACCTCCACCACCTCCAGATGGCTGAGATGGTGATGGTGGAGGAGGTGGTGGTAATACTGGTTTGATTATAATATTTCTTGTTGTAACAATATTTCTCTCAGTAATGTTGAGTCTTCCAGAAGAAGTAAATTGAGTAGCAGCACTACTATCGACATCAACTACACTAAAAGTATTTTCTGTATTAATCCATTTGGGATTTCCTGTTACCGATGGATCTGGAACAAAGAAAGATCCTATAAGTCTACCAGTATTATCTGAAACTAATCGAACATCAGTAACTCTTGCTACTGCACCTGAAGTTTTTCCTATTAAAGGCATTCCCGGTGAAACTAATCCGGAAAAGTCTTCAGTTGAAAGTTGCAAAGATCTAGTATCTACATTTAGTAGAGTTGATGATTGCGAATATGCAGATTCAAAGAAAGTCTGATTATATGGATTTAATGTGTAAACATCTGTGGGTGAATTGTATGGTCCAGTTCTATGATTCGGTGAACACAGTCTAAATTTAATATATGAACTCGTAAAATGTGGATCAGTTTCCACAGTCTCCCCAACTTGAAATGTGCCAGATACCATTCTGACTTCAAGAAGTTTAGGCGTAACGTAGTTTGATATATCTACATGTTCAAAATAAGGAGCAAAACTACATCTTGGTTTCAGTAAAGAAATATCAAATTCAATATTTCTACTTCTTAAGTAATAAATTGATTCGCTATAATGTGATTCGGTTGTTTGAGTTGATTCTGATATTATTTGGTCATCGGATATAGGAGAACCATTATCATTAGGAATATTTGTATTAACTTTACCCTTTATTTTGGGGATTAAAGATGTATCGTAAAAAGAAGATCTTCCCTTTTTATCGCGGGTTTTATTTTTATAGTCTTTTGGCGCATCTGGCGGTAAAAATTTATCAATTATTTTTCTGTTATTTTTACCATATCGTTGATCTGAAGATGCATCCCACCCCAATCTAGTTCTTTTGCCATTAACTCCTTGTGATATTTTTTTATCAACCGAATCTGTAGATATTATTTCTATAGTGTTTTTATTATATTTTCCACCAACACCAAGATGTTTATTGCGGGACCAGTTTGTTCGATTTGAATTTCTTTGTTGTTTATTATTTTTTAACAGATTATCATTGGAAGTATCTTTAGAACTCGAAACCCATTCGGTACTTGGAATTCCTTTACGGGGTTTTGGTGAAATACTATAAATCGGAATATTGTCTATATTATTGGATATCACTGGTGCTAATGGCAAATCATTTCCTAATATTTTTGTGGTTGTTATGGTGGATTTATTTACAATCAGTTTCTCATCAATCCAGTTATCAAAACTTGGTCTTAAAGTAATATTACCCTCCCAATATCCAATAAGATATGGAGTTACATATTCAGAAGTAGTGGCATATTTTTGTTCAGAATATAAAACTTCACTATAATTTAGAGTAATTAAATCTCCAGTTTTTTTGACTTGAGATGATCCAAGGTCAGTGGGATAACTTTGATCCGAATTTGATAAAAATGTTCCAGCAAATCCAGCAATACTTTCACTGCCAAGTTGAAGATCTAACTGTGTTGTGTAGTGTAGTGGTCTAAGTGTATTTGAACTTTCATCTATTGCACATCTAAATAATGGATTTTCTAGATCGTGATATAAATGAGAACTAAAATTATCAACAAAAAATCCACTTTTAAATCTATCTAAACCAGTAGATGCATCTTTTATACTATAGTTTTCTGTTTTAGACTCTAACATTGATAAAGTAGTATACTTTTCGAGTCTGTCTATTCTATCTTCTAAAAGAGATATATCACTCATTCTATATCTATTATGTTGAGAAATGTCTACTTTAATGTTTTCTACATCAAATACATAAGGTGGGATGGTTATTTTTGCAATATCTAAAGCATTTGATGGTAGTTGTGGTGCAACCGGAACTTCATTTGGTATTCCTCTAGCAATACTAAAAGTTCCACCGGGATTCAAATACACAAGATCAATTCTAGGTAAATAATAAGAATAAGTTATTTTAATATTTTCATTTGGACACAAGGTATACTTTGAATATTGACCATCACCATCAAAACGTCTTGCTAAAAATTCAAAAGGAGAATATACATTTGAATTAAATTCTGAAACTCTTGGTCTAATATCAATATAATCTGATGATCTAGAGTTTTCATAAATTGGAACATCATACTTAAATCCTTCAGTGGGATAACTATTTACTGTCGTAAATTCTCCAGTGTCTCCAGAATCTATAGTATAATTTTGAAAAATTATCTTTAATTTTTTAGTTGGAGGTTCTACTTTTTCTTTTCTAACTATTCTAGAATAATCATAGAATGTTGATCTTTGACCGTCATCCAAATAAAAATTACTTGTAATATTTCTTGATGACGTTAAGAATAGATTGATGACAGTAGCACTGACGTTTGATTGTTCTCCAGTGACTGTTTCTTCAAGTGAAAACTGATTATCGTTTAAATAAACATATTCCAATTGATCACTTAAATACCTATTAACAACTAATGCAACAGCACCGCTAGTATTTCCTACTATTTGTTCGCCAATAATAAAATCTTGATTACTATTAATAAGTCCTGTAAATGCAGTAAGTTGAATTTTTGGAAGTTTTGGATCCTCCGTATCGGCGGATTCAAAAATAGCAAGAACTCTAACTACGTCTGGAACATTCAAACAAATTTCATCATCTTGAACTCTTGTGCCGTATAGATTACTATAGGTTAATCCATCTTTTAAAGTAGTTGTTCCTATTCCAGATGATGTTTTTGATGATCTATCTACAACTAAAGATGATGATTTATTCAGTTTTTTTATTTTATGGCTTGGATTTACATTTTTTACAGTTGTGATTACATTTGCAATACCACTTGACTTAGTTAATCCATAAAAAGTTAATATTTTTCCGGTTGTATCTAAATCATACTTATCAATTCTCATAGGTTCAATTGAACCATCCGAATATGAGATAATAAATCTATCTTCATCAAAAGATGCAAAATATAAATCTTGTTCCGTTATTGTTAGTCTAATGAAACTATTAGAAAAAGAGATATTACTAAATAATCTTCTTTGTAGAATTTCTTGATCTTCCAAACTTATATTTGAAATATTATCAAATCTCAATTTAGTCATTAATGACGAATTTGCAGAATCTGATACCCCAAATATTTTAATAATGTTGTTAACCGTCACATCTGAGTTGGGTAAGGAACCATTACATATTCCAGATACCGTTGTTATTCCCGAAATATTAAAAGAAAGACCATCAGTAGAGATACTTTCTACTTTATTGTATATAATATCTCCGGTTAATGTCGTACTTGCATATGAAATTATATCACCGGATTTAATTTTATTTGTAAAAACAACATCAATTCCTGCAGTAACAGTACTAATACCAGAAGAAGATTTTGTTATTTTAAAATTAGTACCAAGTGGTGCTAATGGAGTTTTTTGTGATAGTACAACATCTGCATTAAAAGTTGTAATTCCAGTAGTTGAATATATTGACTTTACATCAGAAATATTATAATCAACTACTTCATTGATAAGTCTCCCATCATCAATACCATTAATAGTAATGGGTTCATTTTCTAAAAATGAACCAGAAACATTATAGAGTGTCAAAAGTCTAGAGTTACTAACACTAGATGTTAAATATCCAAACGCTTTACTTCTTTTACCTCTAATTAAAGCTGGAGTTGATAGTGACGATATATTAGTAGTTAATCCAACCTTCGTATATGTTTGAATATCAAACAATCTTAAATTAAGTCTACTCGTATTATCTACATAATCTGTTTCTGGTATAAAGTCATATACTCTAGCAACACCAATTGTGTTTCCGGAAGAACTATGGGAAGATACTCCTATCCTAGAATCTTTTAATTGAACATAGGATGTTGTTCCTAAACCAACGACAGGTAATCCATATCCTCTATTTAAAACTAAAGAAGTACCGGCATCATACTGCAATACTTCATTTTCTATTGTCTTCGTTGTTCTAGTTTTTTCGGCGGGAAGTTCTGCGGTATTTAACTTTTCAATATCATATCCATTCACATAAGCTTTTCCTGGTCCAATTTGATAAAGCATAACATCTTCTGATGGAGAAAATCCATAGAAAGTTGTTTGATCTTTATAATAAAGACCTTCACTTCTAGTTCTATCGTTTAAAGAATCTCTAATAAAAACAGTAAAGGGTCTTACAAGATAATCTCCAGACTCATCATAAGTCCTTCTTGCCAACTCGTCTCTAATTAAACTGTACTGAGTAGAATCTTTTTTATATATTGGGTTGCCATTTTCAATTCTAATGATTTCAATAAAATTATCGGAAGATTCTAATAGACCTTTTTTTGTTAAATTTAAATCAATCTTTAATCTGTCTGCTCCCGGGGCAGTGTAGTTTGAGAATCCTTTTGCATTATCAAAGAGTGATTCATCCTCATCAGAATTTACTATACTTTCAATTACATCAAATCCTATTTTATATGAAGGTGTTGAGCTGTATTGATCTAAAAGTATTCTTTGTTCTTTTACTGATACAAAATATCCACGAACAAAGTAAACTCCACTGGAAACTAATACCGAAGCTCCTACAGAGTTTGAATTGGAGTTTATTGTATTACAAACTCCCTCTCCTGATTGGATAGTAAATCCCAAATCTCCATAAGTCAATGGAGATTGTAATAGAAGAGTTTCTCCATCAAAAAAAGTTCGATTATTTAAATCTGTTCCTCCACTTTCAATATATTTTAGATATAAAGTAAAATTATTTCTTTCAGATTCTTCTGAAGTTAATATATGAACAACTTCTGCCAAAACTCCACTAGAAGATCCCCTAAGCTTTTTACCCAGAAGTTTATCAAAATATAGAGAAACTGGAGTTCCAGTATAAGTACTTTCAATTTCTACTGCAGGAAGCGAAATATCAAATCGGATTTGACCTGGTATTACAACAGATCCTTCTTGAAATAAATGTTTTCCTTGTTGTTCAATTTGATTTTGAAGAATCGACTGTAATGTAGTTAGTTCTCTAGCTTGGATTGGATATCCGGGTTTAAAAAGAACTTTTTGATAATTTTTTTCTGGGTCAAAATCATCAAAATATGGTGATACATTGAGGTTAGTTTCCTGTGGCATAATTCTTTAAAATTGCAAAATGACTTTGATATCTTCTTTTTGATTTTGAGATCTGGTTATTGATGGTCTATTGTCAACGTAGATAATGTCTCCAGAATGTTTTTTAACTTCAGGATTTGATAATCCGTTCACAAACTCTTGTCCAAGATAGTATGTTTTATTATTTATGGACGTACTTGATGCTGGGGAAGATTCGGTTCCAAAACTAGTATCTATTGATAAAGAATAATTGTCTCCAACAATAGACAAATCTCCTCCAGTTCCTGGGGAAGAAGTAAATGAAATATTTTCAAATCCATAAGTTGGATTTAAGTTATCACTTCCATTATAATTAAATCCATATAAAGTCCTGTCTTGCCAATACTTCAAAACTCCAGTGGTTGAATCGTAAGAAATGACCTTTCCAATTGCTGTTGTTCCTGTAGATACAGTTTGTTTGATTAAACTATCGGCAGTATACAATGCATCTTCAAAGTTTCCTGAAAGTTTTATTGCGTATATTGCACTAACTTTATCATCTGTTAATATTTCATTTGAATTATAAGTAAGCGGATTTCTTACTATTCCAAATCTTGCTACTTGATTTCCGATAATAAAGTCTGGATTCTGTAAATCATTTTCAACTCTAGAATAAACCAAAACGTTGTATGCACCAAGTTCCCTATAAATGTCATAACCATGACCACCCAGTGGTGGTATAACAACCTCAAATAATGGAGAAGAAAAACCAACTTCAGTCGTCGATATATCGCTTGATTCAATATCTACGGAAGCATAAGTATATCCAGAACCTCCATTAGATATTGTTATTGATTCTACCTGAAAATTATCATTTATTATGATAGTTGCTTCTGCTCCAGTTCCATCTCCTTTAATAGGAACATTTGAATAAATTCCAGGAGAACCTAGATTATCACCCCTGTCCCTAATGATTACATTTTTAATTTGAGTGCTTGTTACTGCATTTTCTTTTATTGGGGAAGTTGATATGTCTTCTCCCCAATTTTTTGGTACAGGAATATAATTAATTCCATCAAATTTTATAATATCACTCGGGGAAATAGTATACAAATATTTCCATAAATATCCGTCTCCACTGGTGCCAGCTGCTCTTGGTTCTAAGTCTATAAATGTTGGCTCATCTAAAGATGGTCTACCTTCAGGATTTTCTGGATCAGCGCCATTATGAATACAAATGTAGACCTTATATTCGCTATTAATAACATAGTAGTTTGCCGAATATAAATTAGTTGCCTGCGATGGTAATGATAAATTATCTCTGGAAATTTTATGACGATACATATCATAAGTAATTCCAGATTGCCAGGAAACTTTTCTAATTACTTGCTTAACATCATCTGGTTTAATCTTTTTTAATGCAATTATACTATCCCAATAATCGTTTTCATCATCAAAACTATCTTTAGGAGCTGGAGGATTTTTGTCCCAGTTAGCATCATAGTCAGATGCATTAGGAAGTCCGATAAAAATATAATATGAGTTTGAAGAAGTTGTCGCAGATGAGACAAAATTCTTTGCATTCAATATTCGTAACTGATCAGTTATAATTGCTGACATTTTGAGGTTTTTTATCTATTTATGTGGTAGAGTACCCAATATATTTAAGTGATTTGGATCTAATAATAACAGGAGAGGATGAAATCCCAGAATAACCATTTATGTTTGCAGTAAATGCCTGTGGATTTTTTCTTGTCAAATTGCTAATTAATCCCCAAGAATAATTTCCAAAGAAATCGCTATATCCAATTCCCGTTAATCCATTGTAACTACTTACACTTACAATAACTCTAGAAACATTTGTAATACCAATACCGGGAACTGAAGTTTGTGCTGTAGAAACTTTTACGGCACTATAAATTCCATCTAAGAAAGTAGATCCAACTCCAACTATAGATCCAGAAGAATTTAGAGCAGTAACTCCCTTTCCTATATTAGAGTTACTTATGACAAAAAGATAATTTGTTTGTATTCCACTTATACCTGTAGTAGCAATTCCAACATTTATTGAAGTGTTTCTAAGAACAGATGATGTGGGTACAAATAAATCGAATACAATACCGGTTGAAGCTACTCCAACTATAGATGTAGTGGCAACACCAACTATTACTCCAAAGTCTCCACTATACGAAACATTTGTAATATCCTCATAAGTTGCAAATGGAGGTTCTATCATTACTACGGGTGGATTCGATGAAGTATATCCAGTTCCAGAATTTGTAATAGTTATTAAAGAAACTGTTCCCCCAACAGATATAGTGGATGACAATATGGCAGTAGTTCCGATACCAACAGTTAGTCCAGAACCAACTGGATTTTGTATAAACACATATGGAGACGTTGAATAACCAACTCCACCATCTGAAATGACTATAGAAGATATAGTCCCTGCAGCAGAAACTAATGCGGTAGCAATAGCAACAGACGTTTCTGTTTGTGATAATATTCTTATAGATTTTTGTGGAATATTATCGGTATTATTTTGGATATATTCTCTTCCACTATCAAAGAATGTTTTTACACTTTCGACAAAAATAGTTGTAGAGGATGTGCTTACATTTTGGATAATATTTGTTGCTGGGAAAATCAATGGTTCATATGTATTTCTATTTTTCGAAACATATTCGCCATCAATAAATCTATCTTCGGTTTGTTTGCATAATGTAATTGGGCGTTTCAAAGTTGTATTTGAGGAAATACCAACACCAAAATAAGAATTTGTAACTATTAAATCACTATTAATAATTTGCTCTACCAATCTTTCATTTTCATCTAGAAGGAAGTTGTTTGAATTTATGTTTATAGAATCTCCAACTTCAACTGGTTCAAGTATATCTATACTTTGGGTGTCAATATCTCCAGTTCCCTTATAAAAGAGAATCTTTAATGTATCTCCTTCTTTGAGGGGATCAGAAATTTCAATAATACTTCCTCCATTGAAGATATATCCCTCTCCGGGTATTTGCAACATATCATTTATCAATACTATTAGAGTTGATTGAATATCTACACTAGACCCCTTTCTTGCTCTAATAGAAATCTGTTGACCATCAATTTTAATTGGGAACAATTTACGCTTCCCATCTATTAAATCTTCAACTGAATCTAAAACTTGAAGGTTTCCAACAGTCCATCCATAAAATACATCATTGTATACTTTATCTACTATTACATTAAATTCTTTGAATGGTAGAGTAGTATTTGTTGGAATTCCTGTAGATCCACCAATATTTACTGTCAAAATATCTCCAATTTTGTATCCAAATCCATAATTTAGAATATCAAAACTAATAACACTAGATCCTTGTCCAACAACAATATTAACTCTTGCGCCGGTACCAATACCTGAAGACGATGAACTATAGATCAAAGGAATATTATAATAAGATAGTGGACTATCAAATACTACCACAGGTGGATTTGATGAAGTATATCCTGCTCCTGGATTTGTAATTGCAACGCTTACCACATTTCCATTACTTATGGTTGCTGTTCCTATCTTATTGATATTAATCTTTCCAGTACTTGAAGTTGCAACACTGACATTTACGGTAGTTTGAATTCCGGAACGATAACCAGATCCACTATTAGCAATACTTACTGATTGAATAGTACCAGCTAAAGAAACTATCGCAGTTCCTCCTGCGGACACAAGGGGTTGATAACCAAATCCTTCCGTAGATCCTGCAGAAAGTATTATTCCTCCTCTCGGAAGTCCAGTTAAGTTAATATCTGAACTATAACTGGTTAGTGTTCTCGGTTCAAAACTAATACTCGTAATACCTGAGGACTCATTTAAAATGTATTGATTTTCTTGTAATGACCCAGTATTTTTTGTTGGTAACTGGAGAATATTGTTGACTAAAACAATTGCATTTGATGTTACTATGCCACTTATATTAGAACCGTTTGAAGATAAAGCAAACTGCGTTGTAAATCCAGTAAAACTTTCTGATATATCATCAAAAATATAATTATTTTTATAAGTTTCTTCTAAAGTATTTTCAACCCCAGATCTTATAAAAACTCTTCCACTGAATTTTGATGTAGTTTCCAACTTATAATAATCTTCTTCATCTCCCCTATTATTTGGATTTAAAACAGGAATTTTTCCAAATGGAGCTTCCGAGAAATGTAACGTATTATCAATTATATTATAGTTTCCTAATATTTTTGTAACAACATCGGAAGCATTATGTGATTGCACTTTAGTTCCTAAAAGAGGTCTTTGCACTAAAACTGAATTTGTACTTCCAAATCCAACTGACCTTATTTTCATAATCTCATCATTAATTTTTATAAAATCTCCTCCATAGAAGTCGCTTATATTTGAAATTCGTATCAAATTAGTAGTTTTGGATGCGGAAGTTGTCAATCCAGAAGTTGCAGCAGTAGAAATAATCGGAGACTGTATAATATTATCTACAGAGATTAAGCATTTTGAATTTTGTTTCTTAGATGTAAACCTGTGATTAGTTCCAACTCCAACAGAAGTTATACTCAATACATTTGGAGATGTAAGAAGTGCCTCTGATGCTGAGGCAGCAACCCTAACCTTTAAGTCATTTACTTTTACAATGTAAAGAGTATTTGGTAACTTATCAGTATTACCTATACCAGTAATCGATGTTGTAGCAATTCCAATAGCGTTTACTGTGGATGAACTTGAGTTTGTATATGAATATTGTACTTCTTCTCCTGTTACAAAATAATGATTCGGTATTTCTATTGTATTATCTGTAATATTAATTACACTGGTCGATATGCCACTAAAAGTTTTTTGGAAAATTGGATTTTGTTTATATGTCAAATCAAATGATTTTCTTATGTCAATATCAGTTCCACTATATTCTGAAGATGCGTATTCTACAGAAAATCCGTTTCCAAAATCAAGTTCTGTAGAATACGTCTCATCCAACTCAGAAATCAAAAACTCACAAACTCTAACCTGAACATTAATGTTTGGATTTGGTGTAAATAATAATCTACAATTTGATCCAGAAATATCTGAAGTAAATTCTCCTAGACTATCATTAGTTTGAACAACTGCAAATTCAGAAATTGAAGATGTTATATCGTTTCTAACGACTATGATTTCTGAAGTTTGATATTTATTATTCGTTAAATCTTCAACAGAAGCTATGTAATAAGCTCCAGAAGATGTATTGTCAAAACTTGAAATTACATTTGCAGATGGAGAGGGTGAAGAAGATATTGATTTAAATCTGGAAGTAATATATCCAGTAGAATAAGGTTGTGTAGAAACTCCGGTATAGGAAGTGTTTGCTATAGATACAACGAAAGTATTTACATTTAAACTAGATCCATATCCAGTTACTGGATTTATTTCTACATTTAGATTTCCGCCAGAGACATTAAAATTGAATGAAGATATTCCTGAGACAGAATATGAATTCAGAGATTTTGTATTTAACATACCATATTCTAGGGAACTTACATTGGTTCCATCATTCAACAATGTAAATTCGTTTATCTCGTGATAATTCCCATCTGTTGATCCTATTTGAACTAAAACTTTAGATGATCTATATGTAGAAGATATGCTAACTATAGAACTCGTTGTTGCGGTACTAACATTTGCGTACTTTGAAGATATATTTACGATATTACCAATGCTAGTACTACCAATACCTGAGGCAATATTTGGAAAACTAATCGAAAATAAACTCACATCATAAATATTTTCCGAAAAATTGAATGGGAAGTATTTTAACTGCCCAAATCCAGAACTAACCGAAAAATCAAATGTCCCTAAAGGATTTTCAGTTGCAACAAATCCATATTGATTTAAATAACCAAAATTATCATCATGTAAAAGTGATACGAGACCAACCTCAACAGGATCCAGATATACCTTATCTTTTATACTGAAGAAATATTTTTTGTATCTAGTAGAAAGTAAGACATCACTTGTAATATCAAAACTATCTACAATGCTAAATTTATTTGTTCTTGGGTTACTATTAAAATATTTTGATATATCATCAACAATCAATACTCTATTGCCAATAGATTCTACGTAATCTTGAAGTATTTTTGAATTAAAGGTTATTTCATTAGATCCTATTCTTGAGTCTATTAAAATATTATTTTCTTTAATTAAATCAAAATCATAGTAACAATTTGTATCTACAACATTATGAATATCTGATATTCCACTCATATCACTTGCATTTTGTTCTTTACTCATTCCTAAAGATTTTGGATTTGATTCCACAATTAAATCGCCAAATTTCTTAAATCCAGAAGTATGAGTTAATTTACTTACATTATCATTCCACTTATCATATTCAACTTTTGACTGGATTGAATATGAAAAATATTGATAATAATCACTATCGTGAATTCTTTGATTATTATAATTTAAAAATCCGGTTTCCTTAGACCATCCTTTTCTTACTATTGCTGAGGAAGAAATATTGTAAGTTAAGTCAAATTCATCTATTTTTTTAATTTTTCCGGTTGTATTTGATGAAACACCTCTTACTTCATCTCCAACAGAAAAATCATCAACAGTAGAAACTTTAATAATATCCCCATCAATATAATGGTTTTCAATTTCTCCAATTGATTTATCTGATATTATTTTTTCTCCTTTAAAAAATTGTTTTTTCTTTATCTTAATTTCAAAAGAAGGTAGATCATTTGCATTTACAACTTTTCCAGAAGAATTTAAAGAATCGTATGTGCCTAAAATATCTCCATCGGATAAATATCCTTCCATAGTGTATGTAATGGTTCCACCAGATCCTCCAATATTTGGATCCATACTTACAATTTTAAATGTATTATATTCATATTCTGAAGAATTATATCCGGGTAAAGTTGATCCTATACCAACATTTACATTCTCAACAAATACACTATCACCAACCTCAAAAGGAAAATCATTAATATCACTATAAGACTTAGATAAACCTACAGTTACTCTTTTATTTGTAGAGTTATAAGAAATAGAGTTAATACCAATACCATTACTGTTGTTTATAGCAATTATTGAAGGGGTATAATTTCCGGTTATTTTATTAGTATTTCTAAGTATTGTTACACTATGATCTTGAATATTATAATCGAGTAACACATCATCAATTTGTTTTTTTGTATAATTATCAACTAGTATTAAATCGGGATTTGTTGAATATTTTTTACCAGCAGAAACAACTGAAATATCTTCTATTGTGGAATAAGAATCTATTTCGAATAATGAAGAAAATTTTGCAGTTGGTCTGACTGAAAAATCTGATGAATAATTAAATCCAATGTCTAATATATCTACATTTTTTTCAGTGACTTTTCCTATTGTTTTTCCTTCTGCATATAATAACGCACCTTTACCCAAAGAATCAGCAATACCTGGTAGTGTTTTTAGTTTCTTATTGAAAGAATGAATTTTAACTTTAGAAATTGGTCCAGTTAATGATTGAGTCGAAGATGCATTAACATAATACTTAATACCAAAATCATTCGACGAATATGAAGAAACTTCTGGACTTCTTGCCGTATTAAATATAAATGTTGTACTACCAACTCCAACAACAGTATAATTGCCATTATATAAACTTTCATTTACAACAATTTTATTGTAATTTATATCATCGTTATCAACGATTATCTCTAAATTTTCTTTTGAATTAATCTTTACATTAATTGGTTTTAAGTTGTAGTATAAAATCTTTGGTGAATTTTTCACATTTAATGTGACTTTTGCTGTAGTATCAATACCAACTAATCCATCTCTAGAAACATCAAATAATTTTGTTAATCCAGAACTTTCATAAGAGGTTGTAAAGTTTGAGTCTACATAAAAGTCCAAATCAAATGCAGGGTAACTTGCAGAATTACTTATGACTGATAATGAAGAATCTGATAAATCAAAAATTATCTGAGATTTATTAGTTACATCAATCTGAGGATTAACTTTTGATATAGTTCCTGAAGAAGTTGAAGTTAAAGTAATATAAGTTGGATTTATTTTTATTGCATCGTAAAAAGAATTTGCAAGCCTTATCTTATTTTCACTAATAGAAATAGCATAATAAATTTCATCATTTGATAGTCCACCAACCGGAGATCCAGTGCAAGTGTGAATAACTTTTTGCCCAGTCTTAAGATTATGATTATTAATTGTTATGGTGCTTTCTAAAGCATTAACATCAGATGAAATAAAGTTCTTTGGATCTACTACAATTCTTCTATGTTTTTTATTGTAGATTATTTTAACGGATGTGCTTAATCCGGGTAAAACGGAAATATCAACATTATCGTTTCTAGATAATTTATGCGCTTCTTTTGTTTGAACAGTAACGATATTTTTTGTTACCGTAGCAGTAAGAATATTATCATATTTTGTACTAAAACTATGGGTATTTCCGGTTCCAACAGAAGTAAAATATAAAATTGATGATGGAGTTGAACCAATTCCAACAAAAGACCCGGTAGATCCTAAACCAACTTTTATTGTAGAAATTCCTATTAGATCATTGGAAATTTTTGCAGCATACACTGTTGAGTTATCTGCAAGTTGAAAACTAGAAATTCCATTTGTAGAAACAGAGACTCTTGTTCCTCCATTTGAAGAGTAGATTAAAGAATCTCCAGTATTTAAGTTATGATCTGGCAGATAAATTGATTGAGTTGGAATTTCTTTGACAACCCACTTGTTTATATAAGATATGACTCCAATTCCAGATAATGAAGAACTATCAAAATTGATACCAATTGAACTTGATCCGATAGAAATTATTTTTTTCTTTGAAGTGTTAAAAGATGAATTTGTAGAATCAACAAGATCTACATAACCACCACTAGTATATTCTTGTAAATCTTTAATATCTGAAAAATACAAAAATGTAGTAGATCCGGTTCCTATCGAAACAGGATGTTTAAAGTTATTAGTGGATAAGAAAATAACCGAACTAATTCCAACACCCGAAGTAGTCCCCAATCCTACAGATAAAGCAGGGTCAAAATAAAGTTGTTTGTTGTATTTGGAGTTGTATGACTCTTCTGTTAGAAAATAAGTTTCAAATTTTCTTGGATTTTCTGTTATAGCAGTTCCTGCAGAAACGGAAGAAATGCCAGTAGTACCATATTGATTTCTTAAAATTCTTATTTCAGATTTTTGTGGATTTATATTTAATATTTTGACTTGTTCATTACCAATGAAATAAATATCGTTTTCTCTAATTTTTGTATTATCGAGAGATCCAACTACATCAACAAATGTGACTATACCAGTCACCGAAGAGGATTCTATTCCAGATCTAAGTGTCAATTTATGACTATTTATGGATATCTTGCAAAAGATATTGTAGTCCTTCGGGGAAGTTAAAAATACTACATCTCTATCTTGTAGATTATGAGGGACCGGTGAATATGCAACATAAGAAGAGTTTGAAGGAGAAAATTCTACACTAGAAATAGATGTTGTAGCAACACTAATTTTATCAACGGGAACACCTTCAATTTGAGACACGAAAGCATATGTTTTGTTATCTGTCAACTTAATCTTTTCATTAATCGCATACGAATTTCCTCCAGTAACGATCCCAATAAAATCGACCCCCCCTTCAGAAACTGACTTTATTCTTGATACTTGATTTTTAACTTTATTTGGATTATCAAGTTGATCATATTGAGTGTATTTGTTTAGTAATCCATATGGACTAGTATTTCTGAGTAAAGATGATTCATTTAAGTTATATTTGTTTAGGTTTGATGTAGATAAAAAGTTAAACTGAATTGGAGATGATTTATAGGTATTTCCTATTACATATGGAAATTGTGGTTTTTTATAATTCAGAAATGGTTCAGAGTTTTGAGGCAAACCAGTATCAAAAGTGCAAAAATATGCATACACTCCGTTTGGAAATTCTGGAGTTGCACAAAATCTACCATTATTTTCATCTAAATCTCCAGTATCACTAAAATAATAATCCTCCACAAAAGAACCTATCGGATAATTTGGTCTATTTGTTAGATTATTATTAATTTCATATCCAGAAGAAAGTTGTTTAATTAAACCTCCAGTTATAGAAGTATATCCATAAGGTCCATAAATTGGATTTCCGTCATATGCCCACCCAATAATTGGAGAGTGTGTTAGGGAGATTGATTCGGATCCATTAATTAACTCTAAATCTGGATTATAGACTATCTTTCCGTTAAGACTTCTTTGACCAAGGACAGAAG